TTATTTCCACCCCTCTCGCGCCTTGCGCTTTGCTTTTTGCGTTAACTCACCGTAATGAAACAGCGGCTTACTGGAGCGTGTGTGCGTCTTGCCGGAGTGCAATGACCCGTCAGGCATTTTGTGGAACCCGCCCTTATGCTCTTTGCCATCCCTCAAGTAATGCTTCACGCCCATGCCCATCAGCTTCTCCTCGATTTAGCACCGGAACACTTCCAGCGCTTTCTCGACAGGTTGTTAGGGGTGTTGGGATCGTTCTGCTTGCTCTTCGAGAGCCGCTTCTTGATCCCCAATGAGCGCGCGCAGTACGAGTCGCCCTTGCTTGTCCCTGGTTTAACCTTAGCGCCCTTCTGGCCGTATGAGACCTTTTTACCAGATGCCGTGGTCTTTACTCGTGCCTTTCCTTTGCGTGGTGTAGCCATATTATACCTCAGCGCTCTTTCTTGCTTAACCTTTCGATTTCGCGCTCCACTAAGTCAACCGCTTTGTCGTAATCATCTACTAATTGCCCGCCAACACTGTTACCTACAACACCCTCAAAAGTTGGGTCATAAACCATGAACACCAAATCTGGCTTACCGTTATTGAAAGCTGACGTGTTTTCCATAAACTCAGCAACCGCTTTGTCACCCCAATCAGACCGGGCGAAACCTTCATCAAACTTCAATCGCGCAATAGGCTTAAATCCGAAACGCCCATATTTATTGGGCAGGACGGTGTCGAAAGCATTTAGCCATCTAGCGCCATTGGCTACGCCAGCGCTAATTGCGGTATCAGAAAAGCCTTTTAATCCAGCGCCCTGCATTGAAACAACAGACGAAAGCTCGCCTGACGGGGAGATAGCAAAACCACCGGCGCCATCTTGCGTAGAAAACAATTTGTAGCCCTGGTAATCCTTTGGATCATATACATCAACAGATCGGCCAATCGCACCGCGACTTTCTTGCGCTTGACGCATGGTTTCAACAAATGCTTTACGGTCAGACGGGCTTTTATTCAGCTGATATACAGTTGTATTGACGCCGGTTTTTCGTGCGTATTCTGGGTTAGGCGCTACCTCGCGGCCTTTTGCCCCGAAATCTAAAGAAACAGATTTACTACTTGGCGCTCCGTAAGGTTGCTGAAATCCTTGCCGTCCGCTACTAGCTTGTCCAGAAGCTGTAAATCGAGGTCGGAAAGGTTTGCTGTCAGATACGAAGTTTCTATACCCTCGAAGTTGGTCGAGCCGTCTGGCGACGTTGAGCGCACCCTCTGGGCTTGCGGCAGCGCTGAGATCCCTGTTGCCGAAGCCTGAAGAAGTCCTTGCGGCTTCATCGATAAGCGATCCATAACCTATCTCCCTTAAAGGTTGCCCATATTCGGGCATAGTGAATAATGACGCAAAATCAGGTACGTCTGCAATCCTTTGCGGGTCAAGTAGACCCTCTTGCAGAATACGTTTCGCTGTCATTGTTGGGTCGGTTTTCTGCATTTCAGTAGCTTGCTCATAGAGCGCCTTACCAAAAGACCAACCGGTTTCTTGCACCTCGCTTGGCATTATATCAACACCTAAGCGAAGGGACATATCTTCTGCAACCTGTCTACCGCGAGCGCTTGCGCCTATGTAGCCTGGCGAATACCCCGGCAAAATATTTCCGCCAGCACTACTGAATTCACTTTGCGGAACACCAGTGATATTAGCCTGCCAAGCGTCATTAGTGAATCTATTTAAGTCGCCTTGTATCGCCTGACTAAACTCAAACACTTTAGGCCCACTTAATTCAATTAAACCTGTTTCTGGGTTAGCTGGCGCCGTCAAAGCCCTAATAGCATTATTACGCCATGCACCAAGAACGCTATCTATACCCTTATTGCCTTGTACGCTCTGCCCCATGATTTCTAAAATCACATTGGGGTCTTGCGGCCTTCCTGCTTTTTCCCAATTAGCAAAGGTATTGACTGTATTTATCAGATTGCTTTCAACAGACGTCTGTGGACTCAGAGCGGCTAAAAGCGCAGAAAATCTCTGAGCATCACCCTCAAAAATGCTGTTGATTGCTTCTGATGACGCCTGATACCAACCAAGCTTTGGAGCGCCCTCTACGGCTGCACCACGCAACTCATCAGGGTTGATAGCTTTAAAAGCGGCTACCGCCTTATCTGCGGTTCTCGGTGTAATTCTTGCTGCCTCGGCCTCAGTTACATAAGGGAGTAAGCCCTCTAATTCTGGCGTCTTATCGAGAGCCTTTTCTACATTAGGCGTCATAATTCTTGCTGGAACGCCTGCCGCGCCCTTCAAAGCTGCGGCCGCTATGTCACCGCCTACTGGTATCGCCCCTAACAGACCTAAACCACCGAGCAGCGCTGCCTCACCGTAATTACCTTGCTCAAAGGCATCACGAGCCTCAGCAAAACCCTTTACATCACCTACAATCGGCGTGAAGTCAGCCAAGTTAGACAAGCTAGACGCCATCTGGTTGGCAGTGTAGTCAGACTCAGTAGCACCAATGTCCTTGAGGAAGTCGGCCACGTTCTGTACAGCGCTCTCCACCATTCCGGGTTCATATGGCTCTAACTGTGGAAGGCTCGCTAAAAACTCCGGTGTCTTAGCCTCTGCCTCTTCTGGCGCCATTAATGCCGTTAAACCTAAAGCCCCTGCTGCTGTACCACCTAATATGTTAGATCCTTTGTATTCAGGGTCGAATGCGGCTCCGTATAATGACCTAATTCGAGACGGGTCGTTAACAGCCATGACTTTGTTGCCGCGCTCTAAATTTAAAAAGTCTTGGAATAGATCAGCGTTGCCACGATACGCCTTTTTTGCAGCTCTGAAGTTAGGACCGATATCAACCACATCATCGATGATAATACCGGGGGCGCCTTCGCTTGCAGCTAATTTAGCCAATGCATCTGTGTAGAAGCTTTCCGTTCCTTCTTGCAGAGGTGTGTAGTCAAAAGCATCACTTGAGTACTGCGGTCGGCCTTCAGTAACCACATAACGATCTTGATTGGGGTCGTAGACATTCAGACCCCGCATATCTTCCCAATTTTGCCCGCGAGCAGACGTATACATAAAGTCTCTAGTGTCTACCGCTAAGGGGTAAATTTGCCCTTGACGGGCTGATGTTCCGGCTCCGGGCTGCGTAACATAAGTATTAGCAAGCATTGGGGAGTCGCTTACGAACGCGGGGTCTCGATCGAAGCCTCTTTCATTTTTACCGCCGAAATCACCAATGTTTGGCGCTCCGCCGTGATAAAAGGTCTCCATGTTCGGAGCAAAGTCTTGACGACGCTCTGCAATCGCGCCCGGCCGCATATCTAACTCACCGTAAGCAATGCGCTCTGCAACCGACTCTGGGTATCCACGATCATAGTAAAGCTCGTTAATCAGCTCATCCGTGGAGTCAGCCGAACTAAATAACTCATCAAGAATACCGCGTAGGCGTGCGCCGATTGCCATAAAGCCTCCAGTGTGAAGGGCCAATTATATCAGACAATGCCCTTTAGGTTACGTCGTATAGGTTCGCCCCAATCTGAGGTCTTCCTGTACCCGATGGCAAGGTATCTGAATGCGTCCGCGCAGTGTGATGTCCAGTCATGTAACGGCCTCTCAGCCCAAACCTGCATGGTCTCGTTATACTGCCGGCGGTACTGTCTCAGGCAGTCGATGCCCTTCTCGCACTTGTCCTTATCGAACCAACAAAGATCGAGCATAGACCTAACGGCTTGGATGCCGTCGTCCACGTTCAACTGCGGAGCGATTTGAACAGGCGTTACCCGAAGGTTATCCAGCACCTCTAACCGTGACCGGCCGCTGCCTAGCTCTCGTACTCGGACGTCATGCGGCAGGATGTGCTGCTCGTAGATGTAGCCCTTTTCCTGCAGGATACGCGCGTAGTGATCTAATCCCACTCCGGCGTTTTCGTAGTAATCAATGAGCCTCACCTCTGGACCGACAAACTGCGCAAACCAGATGGCAGTGGAATCGCCAACACCTAAGTCCCAGGCTGTCACCACGCCGACTGAGCGCTCGTAGGGGACGCGATCTATTCTCCCCTCGTGTAACGCATTAGCCATCTCTTGCGTGTAGTAGGCGCCCTCTGAGAAGATCCTGAAGTCACCTTCCCATATATGCTCATAAACGTCGGGGCGTTTCTTAAAGTCTTCCTGTCGCTCTTGTTCGAGTACATCAGGAAACCACGGGTTGTCACGCCAATTCATCTCGACGATCTTGCACTGGTCTGGCTCATTGACCCTGAAACGGTTGTGAGTCGCGGACTGTTTAGACTCCGGGTTCCATGTCACCCATATTTCGGAGTCGTCCTCTCGTACTGTAGGGATAAGCTTCTGCCATGCTGTCTCGGTAACAGTCTCTGCCTCGTCTACCCAGCATAAGAGAATGCGAGCCTTAGACTTGATGCTATCCAGGTTCCTGCGAAGACCAGAGAAGACATAAGTAATCCTGCCATCTCTAGATCGGATGTACTTCTCGCCTATCTCGTAATAACTATTAAGACAGTC